TTAGAAACTCCATCGTGCGCCTATATTCCATTGCCAGTCTTTTGTAAAATCACTTCCTGAGCTGCGTTCTACATCGAAATAAACATGGCTGTTTTTACCAGATGCAAAAGCCGCACCTACGCCATACTCAAACCAGGTATCGTTGAAACTGTCACTCACCTTCACGCGACCAGTACTATCGGTCATCGTAACATTATAGCTACCACCGAATTCATGTAGCAGGTTAGCTTTAGCATAGAAGATACCTTTGCTCCCGATTTCTTTACCAATATTGAAGCCAACACGTCCAACCGTACTTTTAATGCCACTTTGGTTTACTTCAATACCATTGCTGGCTGTGTAGCTGTCACCGCCTAAATAACCCAGTGTGAACTGTGCCTGCGGCTCAATATACCAGCCATTTTTTAAAGCATTTTTCCTTCCATATTCAGCACTCAATGCTACGCCGGTATTGTTAAAATCACCAGTGATCTTGTTACTGTTAGTGTCATACACTGTAAAATCGTTATCCATATTGCTGATTTTTAACACCAAATCCAGATAATGGCCCTTGCTGCCGATCTCGGTATTGTAGAAACTGATCGCCTTACTGCTGTTGTCTCCGCTACCTCTGCTGTAACTGCTGCTACCATCAGTATAGCTGATAGCTGCACCTTGATAACGGGTTTTATCTACTGTACGCTTGGCAACTTCGTCATAGCCCAACTCATATGCAGTATATTTATTGTCAAAACCAAACTTGCCGCCACGACCAATCTTACTGCCCTTCACTCTGAACCAAGCACCTTTAGATTCTTCACCATTATGACGCAGTTCACCCATGCGCTGCAACAGCTTGTCATTTTCTGTACGCCAAGTATGGTAATTAAGTCCATTGGAAGCATTTATGATCTCCGTGCTGGTAGTAGGGTTCTCTATATTTGTAATTTTCTTCAGATACCAGTCCGTAGTATAGTTTCCGCTCGTATCAGCAGTTACCTGCTTATCAAGTTCATAACGCTTCCAATAGAGCGTTCCTTCTCCATCTTTCGCCAAGAAGGTACCATTGTTATTGTTTACTGTTGCCAACACAGTTCCCTCTGCACCATCAAGGTTCCCATGCCCAACTTCATTTAAATCTAGATACTGGCTGCCAGTAAACATTCCCTTCACATAAATCCTGTCACTGTTATCAACATTTGTGCTGGCATCTATGTCAAGTTTGAACATTCCATCAACACCTTGAAGGTCGTCTGTTTCAATTTTTTGGAACCCGGAAGCATAAGTCATGTCTATTAAAGCGCCGTTATTTAAAACCACATTTGTAACAGATGAATCACCTGTCATTTTCCATACAGATCCATTGATTGCGCGAATGTCTATTTTCCCTGATGCATTTCCTTGATTATTTGTTGCCGCGCCGATATAAACAGTTCCTTCCTGTTCCATTTTTAATTCAACAAACCCGTTATTCTGCGCTCCCAAATTACCCTTCAGCACTGATCCGGATTTGTTCAGGTTCCACAATATCCTGCCGCTATTATTAGCAAAACTGATGCCTTCACCCTTAACCAGTCCTCTTCCTGCTTGGTTAAGAGCAATCTCAGAACCATTCCCGTCGCTCCAGGCTGCCCAGCCTTTGATGCCGTCATTAGCATTGATATCTATGTTTCCTTCTGCCGTTACCTTACTCATGCCGCCTTCATAGCCGTCAGTAAACGCACGAATGGCAACCGCACTTTCCTGGATTGAAGAAGCGTTGATAATCAGCCCGTCATTAAAAGCAATATTTCTTATCCCGCCGGTCTTCGCAAAATTGTATATGCCATAAGCCCATGAGCTTTCACTTAAGGTTTTGATATCACCTTTACCGTTAACTGCAAGTGAGTTATGCCCTGCAGCTTCAGAGGTTCCATAAATACCGTAAGCATTTGAGCCCGAAGCAGCTTCTATACGAAGATCCTTTGCAACGGTAATGTCAGAAACACCCTCGTTTTTACTGTCCATTCTCAGTCCGTAACAAAACTTTGTTGAAGCAGCGGTAGCCGCAAGCTCATCACCAAAAACTATCTTCTGTCTGCTGTTATCGATGACATTAGTTGCCACGGAGACAGCATAATAATCTCCCGCAGAAGTTATATCAGCAGGGCCCTGTATATTTACATTCTGACTACCGACTCCTTCATTCATCTTGAAAGCGTTAAATTTAAGTGCCTCAGCATAGTTTTGCCCACCTTTTTGTACTGTCCTGATTTTTAAAGCCGTACCCTTTTCCGTTTCGAATGATTGTGTTCCCCCGGCCGCCTGGGAAATAACCCCCCATGCACGCCCACCATGCAGTGATTCAACATTTATCGAAGTATCTCCTTTTAACAGTAACAGGCTACCTTTGCCATTTTCTTCCTGATCCTCATACCTGATACCGTAAATATGTTTATTTTGAGTATCCACGCTACCGGAAATATCAAGTTTTTTATTGAATACGACTTCATTCCTGCCACCGGAAAAACTGCTCATCGAAATTCCTTCCACAGAGGAAGGATTCCAGCCGCTTCCGGTAGTTTCCGTCTTATTCACAACTTTAATATTTACATCATCATTAAAATTAGCTTTAGTAATAGCACCTGCCCCAGGTACAGTACCATCTGTCGCATGAGCCGTAATATCTAGCGCTGCGCCTAGAGATTCTCCACCAGTATTTTGGGAAACAGAAGTTTCCATATCAACATTAAGTTTTGTATCAAAAGTCAACTCTGTCGTCTGACTGGTCGTAGTTCCGCCCGTGGAAGAATAGGCATATACCCCATATAACCAGCTGTGTGTCATGCCAGGTTTTGGACGAACTATTAAATTAAGAGTCCCTGGGGAAATAATTTTTGCAACGCCACCCTTATCCGCAGAGATAACGGACGGTTCTGGAGCTGCAGCTGTACCATTACCACCAAGGATCGTTCCATCTGCGTAATTCATCTCCCCATTGGCAATAACAACATGCCAGTTGTTTTCAGTTGGTGTCTGCCAGTCATAGCCAGACGCATAACTCAAACTATTAACAGCAATCAGACCAGATAAAATAACAAGTTTCTTTCTCAAAGTGACCCCTCCTTCAAATTTTTTTACTCAATGTTTAATTTATTACTTACAAGTTATTAGAATAAAATAAACCCGAACTACTTCTTGACCTTTATGCCTTAACCAACATATTCCATCTACCTCCATCACCTTTTTTCTTTTGGATTGGGCCGCTGTTTATAACAGCTGTAGCTACAATAATACTGCCGTCTGCGTTTAACTAAAGCTGTATATACATGGTAAGCTTTATTACAACCAAACTCCTTACCACAAATCGGGCACGTCATTACCAATCCGCCTAAATGCCCACATTTATCCCTTTCACTTGATTCTTCAAATGCTTCTAACTTCATTATTTTCATTCCTTACTTCGTCATAATGCCTGAACCAAGAACATTTTTAGAGCTTTATTTTAATGCTCATGCCATCTTTTACTCGTATTTTCTAAAAATAAATATGTTTCTTTTCCCAGCATATCTCACCTCTTACTTGTTTATGTCCAATACATCTTTAATCATTGTTGCTTTCAACATGTTTTCCAAACTACTTTGCATCATGGAATAAAATTTTCTTAACGAGCAGTTTTGTGTTTCAAAGCATTTACAGTAATCATCTCCTTCCCAATAACGGTTTATCTTCACCGTCGCTTCCATAACTTTGAAAATTTCATACATGGATATCTCTTCAACCCTCTTGTCCAATATAAAACCGCCTTTAGCACCCACGATTCTTTGGATAATCCCTGCTGCAATTAGTTTATTAGTAATTTTAAAAATATAGCTCTTAGGAATCCCCATTGCCATAGCGATATCTTTGGAGGTAGTGACTTTGTTTTGTATAGCCAGATACAAAACTATTCTTATCGCATAATCGGTAGTAACATTTATTTGCATATTCACCCCCATTAAACCAGACCAGTAAAGTCCGCTTTCTTTTTGTAAAAATAAAAGCCTACCTCCCTCAGAATTATTATCTGAGAGAGGTAGGCTATGAAAGTTCCATGCAAACGCATGTCCCCCCCACATATACTTTCACTCTATATAGCTTTCAATAATACAATATATTGCTCTCTTACTTTTCTATATTATATATTTTTAACTTTTTCTGTTCAATAAACAAATAGTTAGTATACTTTTATATTTATTAATATTTACTTCAAATCCGTATTATACATACTTATTTAATTCGTGCATTTTTTATCATCAGCATTCAAACATATATACTTTTTGTTCTTCGCATTATCTATTTTCTTAATATAGTAACACTTATGTATTTCAGTTTAGTTTTACATTTACATAAAATAAGCCTATATGTTATATACAGGCTTATTTTATAGAAATTCAAGTTTCACTTATCTTAAGTTTGATTTTTCAATAATGATTCCCTTTTTCGCTAAATTTTCCAAACATTCGTGCATATATACTTCATCATGTTCTAAATATACTTTTTCTTTTATTAAAGGTATTAAGTCATTTGGAACAGTGTTAATATGCTTTCCCCTATAATTCCTATAAAACCACTCACTACTTACTTTATAACCCCTATTAAACATCTCCTGCATAACCTTTGCATGATACAACTCAAGATCATGCAAACTATGCTTAAACACATAATCTACCACTCTATGCTTTTTACCCCAACCGTTACCTCGCATAGCACAACATTCACGATGCTGCCCAAGTAGCTGTTGCCTTGGTAATAATGGTATTAATTCTTCATGCCACAATCTCATTTTATACCTCTACATAAGACGACATTTTTTCTACTTCTTAATTTTATAATAAAAAAGAAAGCCTGACTACTACATTAAGTAATAGTCAGGCTTTCTTTAATACGCATATGTTACCCACACACCAGTTTTTTTATCTTGCCAATCATACTCGCCTCGAAATCCTATATATTTGCTACCTATCCGGCGGCTCACTCCGTAGCTGATACCTGTAACATAGTGATCAATATCAATCTTGGCTCCGATCTCCCGCAGAACCCCTGGCGCGGACGGTGGCAAGGATTTCAAGATTTTCTGCTGCAATTCTTCCTGCTTCTTCGACCAGGCTTCCAGCTCTGTCAACTGCTTCTGCAGCTGATTTATTTGCAGTTTGGCTTCGCTCGATGCTTGATCCGATAGCGTCTGCTGTTCCCTTGCTATCTGTAATTCCAGCGCTAATTTCCTGCTGATTTCCAATTGCCTGGTTGAGTTTTGTTCCAGTGTCGCCAGCTCGCTTTCCGTTATCATGTATGCCGGCTCGGCTGAACAGGTAGCAGGCAAGAAAAAGAACTGCGCCAACGCCCATACCAACAAGAAAGCGATTATTAGATATCCAACTTTTGATTTTTTCATACATGTTATTCCTCCATAGAAAAAAGCACTCTGCTTTCGCAAAGTGCTTTTCTACTTTATATATACACAAATGACTGTGGCGCGCAATTGACACCAAATTCTTTTAAGGTTTTTGGTATTTTATATTTCTTAACCTCTCCTAACTTATACGCAACTGCCATATCTTTATGTTTGTAATATTCTTCAAAAAATTCTTGAGAAATTCCAGAAAAAATACTTGTCAAATCCCATATTTTCTCTGGAGAATCTTCTACTACTTCTATAACTTCTACTTCCCCAATAACTTTTCCTACAGGTAACGTAGAGTAAATAATTATTTTGTCAATCGCCTTCTTGCATTTTGTTTTTCTATACTCGTATTTTTTGCTTTTATTTATTATATTTTCAACGTGTTCTGGATTTATCGATAATAATATTTTGCACATTTTTACCACCCATTTCTATAATTTTACTAAAATCATCTAAAGAATATCGTATTCCATATGGATATGTTTCAAACAAATTATTTTCCTTTAATCTCTTATGTATAACATTATTCCCTCTGCCAAAGAATCCATTGTAAACAAACTCAAAAACAACTAAATTAGGTCGAGATGTCATATATATTCTTTTTAACTCTTCACTAGAAAAAATTGTCTTATTCCCACATAATCTTTTATATTCATTTTCATTTATTAAATATCGATATTGTTTTTTTACAACAATAATTTTTGTTATGGTTGCAAATGATGTTATGCAAGATTTGTATGTAGCCGGAACTCCTTTCTCCGTACATTTCCTATACATAAAAATAGGACTTCCTTCACACAATCCACCAATCTGATTTGGCGACCCAATAAACATTTTTGTTATTCCATTTCCCGCAGCTTCATCCCAAAACTCTTGTGATGTATTTTTTAATTCAGAATAAGGAAGTAAACGATCATGATAATAATCATAAATTGGCAAAACACCAGCAGAAGTAAAATCGGGACTTAAGTAAGGGAATGATTTGTGAGGGTTACTATAATCTAAACTTTTTTTATTTTTTATATAAAGAAGTTCTTTGTGATTAATAGTTGGTGTACCATATTTGGGCAATTCACCTGCACATACAAATCCGAATTTTTCTATCAAGGCAATTAATTCTTTATGGTAATCATAAACTGTCAAATAAATTTCATCAACATTAGATTCTTGCCATTTCCAAAGAACAATCCCAATAGCGCCCTCACCGAGTCTTTGACCTTGTTGTCGTTCTTCAAGCTTTAATGTTCCTATTTTGATTCTATTTTGTTTAGGCAAAACTCTATCCACTAATTTAATTTCTTCATTTTCATTTTCTTTAAGATACACGAAAGCGCAAATCCCCATATCATCTCCAAAAACAAATGCTTCTTCCCCTGCATCTGCTTTTTTTGAAAACCAATCACAAAATTCTGGATAATCTTCTTTTAACGAATCAAAAAAACGATCTTCAAGTGAACAGTCTGAAAACTTTTTTCGCTCAAATCTTCCTGCCATATAATCATCTCCTTAAATCTTTATACTTAAAACGACATATCCTTTAGGTATTCCTTCAGGAAAATCTTCATGTCGCAAAAGGTATATAACTTTCACTATTACTTTATTACCAGTATATCTACTGTTAGAAAACTCATTTAAAATCAAAATATCCCCCACTGAATAGTTTCTATCATCTATTCTTATTTCGAAAGTTTTTTCTCCACTCAAAACTTTCGAAAAATATAAAGGCTTGATTTTTAATTCATGTACCATGTCATTCTCCTAAATACTATCAACTATACTTTATTTCTCCTGTAGCACTTTTAATAATAAAATCATTTAACGAGCTAGCCTTGAACTTGCTTTCTGCTATTAGAAATAACTTATTTATTTTTTCATATTCATCAACACGCATTTTTAGCAGAAACGATTTATCTCGTTTGAACTTTTTTTCTTTTCTAGGTCTGCCAACTTTATTTTTCTTTTCCATAACAACCTCTATAATAGTATATATTTTAATATATATTATTATAACATATATCAATCCATAATAAAAGACGGTAAATTATTGTTAATCTTATAAATTTGCGTAATCCGTTACTCCACGTGCAATAGCCTTTGCAATCGCATCTTGTTTATGTTCCAGTAAAATAACATCGTGATCGTTATCAATAAAACCCATTTCGATAAGAATAGCCGGCATCTCAGTGTTGCGTAGTACAGACAAATTCGGACGTTCCTTCAACCCACGATCAGGAATATATGGATCAACGCTCTGCTCCGTATCGACCAACTGCTTATGTATACAGGCAGCCAGGCGTTCAGCTTCGCTGCCAAAGTTAAACATCAATGTTTCAATGCCCCTCGCATAACCATCAAACGCATTGCAGTGCAAACTGACAAATACATCTGCACCCCATTCGTTAGCATTTTTACAAACATTCGGATATGCCGGAGATTCGCCGTTTAGGTTGTCGCTCTGCATACGCATTACCTCGCATCCGGCATTTTTCAGATAATACTCAACAAGTTTTCCTACAGCCAATGCTACGTCACATTCTTTTAAACCACTGTTAGGATTCATGGCGCCAGGATCGACACCTGGCATATGCCCTGGATTAATAAATACTTTCATTATTTTTCACGCTCCTTTCAGATTTCAACCTCAATTCTTACAATTTCTTTTTAACAAAAACAATCAATCCACTCATAGCTTCCACGCCAGCATCATTTAAGTTTTCAATAATACTAAGCAGCTCAGTTACAACAAGATATCCTATAACCGTCATAACTGCCCAAGTAGGTTTATCTAAAACTTTCATAACTACATCAACGACAGCTGCAGACAACGCACAAATTAAATAAACACCGATTTTCCCAAGGAAACGGTGTTTCATAACTTCACTTTTTATCTTTTTGGCAGCTCTGGCTTCTCTTATGCCTTTTATAGAATCCAAAATTGTCGGTGCTAATATCCCCTTATCTTTAAGATACGAATATGAAATAGCTACCCATTTTGTAAAACAATCCATAAATACTAAAATAACAAAACTATAAAACAATATAGCGTGTTTATGAAATATCATGGCCAACATTGCAGCCATTAATGTTTTGTAAGACCACCCTTGTGTTAAAGTTTGAGCAGCTCCAATAGCCGCAAATTTAAAAGATTCCCAGTTCATTTTTGCCTCCTGTTATAATGCTCCTTAAAGGAGAGTGATATTTTGAATACTAAAAAAAGAAAACGCATGAAACTACCAAATGGCTTTGGTAGTATTATTTTTTTGCACGGTAGCCGTCGTAGGCCTTGGGCCGTACTTAAAACAATTAACGGTAGATCCAAGTACATCGGTTATTTTCCAACACATGCAGAAGCCTTAATCTTTTTGGCTGATTGCAATAAAGACCCGTCTATTTATCTCCCGTCTTTGATTACTTTCGGTGAAGCCTATCAGCTGGAAATGGCAGAACGTAAAGCTAAGATCGCCAGCGTCACGGTCAAAAATTATGAAGTAATTTTTGGATATTGCAAGCCTCTGCACAATAAGCCTCTTACCAGCCTTAAAGTTGCCGATTTGCAGGCCGTAATAAAAAAACTGTCAGACAAAGGTATTGGCCATGCTACACAGAAAAAAGTACGGCAACTATATCATAATATTTATAACTATGCCGTTAAGTATCAAATCATACCGCCTACTGCAGATATATCACGGTTCGTAGATGTAGATTTGCCGAAAAGAAATAAAATAAAACAGCCATTTAACACGCGCCAGCTCAATCGGGTTAAAGCGCTTGCTGACAGTAATGATCCTCTAGCGCCTTATGCAATGATCGTAATAATGATGTGTTATAGCGGACCAAGGCCAAGCGAATTTTTAGCGGTTGAAAAAAACGATGTCAAATTGCATTCCCGATTTTACCGGATACGAGAAAGTAAAACCGAGGCTGGTAGAAACAGGCTAGTACCTATAAGCAAAAAGATCGTGCAATATTATGACTATTGGCTGCAACGTCCAGGGAAAACTCTTATTACAGACCCAGACGGAAAGCAACTTACATACCACCGCTTTCTACGCATCTTTGACAAGGTTATGAAAGTTACTCGCTGCAAACATAAACCACATGAGTGCCGCCATACTTGCGCTACATGGTTAGATGATAAAGGAGCTAATAAGTTATCTATCAAAAAAATATTAGGCCATGCTACACAGGATATTACTGACGGCACATATACCCATAAAAATCTACGCCAGCTAAAAAAGGCTATTGACCTTTTGTAAGTAATTTGCAAGGATTTTTTACAGCAATACCTTGAAAATCCATTAATAAAGCCGTTAAAACGTAAGTAATTTGTGTGTGATGATTTTCATCACACACAATCTTTATAAAAGCAGTATTTATGCGCTTTCTGTTGGCAAATATGGTTTTAGTTGTTCTGCTGTTGTGCAATTAGCAATTTCGGCACTCACTTTTTCAAATCCGCTGTAAGCCGCATATTGCTGCGCTTTTACAAGATTTCCTGCTTCCATCATCTGAGCACGCGTTACCTCTAAAAACGACTTTTTAGACAGATTATTTTTATCTGTATAAACCCTGTACATCGTGATATCGTTTTCCATAAGTGTCAAAGCAACCTGCCAGTTGTTCTGATCATCGTCATTGCAATCGAACCCATAACCGCTGCTGTCTTGTAGCCATACGATAGCATGCTTTTGAGCATCATATTTTTGATATTGGTAGTTTAATGCCTGTTCACGCAGTTCTTCGAGTGTCGGTGGCACATATTCCCTGGCAGCTTTAGCGGCTATATAGGAATCAATAGCAGCGATTTTATCCTCGATGGCTTTAATCGGTTTATCGCAAAAATCACCATTTACGACAGCATGGCTCTGCTGGTCGTCATAGATTACCCCGCTTAATGTTACCTCGCCAGCCTGTAAGCTACCACCGTCAATAATGAAGTTATCAGGGCTATCCTTATACATCTTTTCCTCGTTAATTATTAAAACCTCACTGTTCAATATTTGAAAACATTTCAT